GAAGGTACCATTTCGACATTAGGCGGTGACAATGGAATGGTACAAGTGTTGTTTCCCAATGTAGAAGTGGCGGTGCGCTTGGTTCAGCAAGGCAATGGAAACAGGCTAAGCAGGCTCAAGCTTACGACGGTATGGATGAATGAAGCACTAGCTCCGATCAAGGTGTACGAAGAGCGCTACATTGGCATTGGAGCAGCATTCTCTGACACTACCATTGAACTTCGATTTCGCAGCGCCATGGATAGCGTTGGAAGCCAGTTTCCCGCAAGAAAACTTACGCGCAATCTTGTAGGATTGCTTCCATTGAGCGCTGACATTTCCTTGCGATGATCAACTATAACGATTTAATTGGCTTGCAGCATAAATATGCTGCATCGCCAGAGGACGGCGAAGGTTATACAGATTGCTGGTTGTTATGTATGGAGGTACGACGCAGGCTTGGCTTGAAGCACTGTCGAGAGCAGTTTGCCTGGGTGTACGAAGACTACACGGAAGAACAACTTACCATTCGCAAAATTTTGCGCTGGTTGCTTTCTCAAGGGGAAATTATTTACGATCCTCGTCCTGGGGCCGTTTTTTACCTGCCGGGCGCAAAATATTTATTGGCAATGGCAGTAGTAGCGGACGAAAGCAATTGTCTTTTTCTTGGAGGCAGTAAGATGGTAGTTGCCGCGCCATTGGCAACGGTGAGGCCGAAGAAATTTTTCTGGGCAGATTGATGAGCGAAAATCAGCGCAAGCTTCTTCCTTACGAGCATCAACTTATAGAGGCGCTGGGTGTAACTAAAGACGAATATTTGGACTTTGTTTCTCAGCAGCATATTTATAGCGACGCAAAGGAAGGCACCATTCTTGATGCGCGTAATTGGGAAATTGCCGCGTTTGTCATCGCGATTATTGGCGTCTTGTTTCAAGTGGCATCAGCATTGCTCATGCCAAAACCCTCCATTCCGCAAATGCGGGCAGCGGGACAAGCCGCCACTCGCGATGAAATTTTCGCTCCTCGATTTGGCTTTAACAACGCGCAGCAACTTGCTGCCTATGGTGATCCAATCAATCTCATCTACGCCAATACTGACACAAACCCCGCTGGCGGCGTTCGCGCCGCGACTGCTCTCATCTGGTCGGCAGTGCAAAGCTATGGCAACAGCCAGCTCGTTCAACTTTTGTTTGTCATTGGAGCCGGAGGCGTTGATGCCATTGATGAAAGCAGAAGCGCGTTTGGTCAGACAGCGCTAAGAGACTTAATTGCACAAAACTACTGGACTTATTTTTCGCCAAGTTACACGGGGGCATTAAGAAACAGCTTTTTAAGGCCGGCGCTGGACGGACAAACCAGAAGCGTAGATCCAACTGCCGATGGCACCGCCATTGCCAATCCCTACCGTGTCCGCACTGCAATCAATGGGGGTAAGAGTGATGGGTTTAGTCACGCTTATTCTCCCACGGCGTCAAACACTTTTGGCGTGTATGGAGTGGTGCCAATCAATATTGATTACAACATTCGCAACGAAGCCGGTTCATTTGTTACGGCAGACAATCGCATTACGATGACCAACTGGTCCAATGGATTGCAGCGAGTAAGTAAAGATCAATCGTTCACGATTACGCTAGAGCAGCTTCGGACCAGCGAAGATAATAATTTAGCCGACGAAGAAGCAAACGATGCTCGGCAAACTTTGTCTACTGTCTTTGACAATTCAGGCCTGTTTAAGTTTGGCTCCGCAAAGCTCAAAGTGCTTGGAGCAAATAGGGCGAATGTCGTTGATGGTCCAATGATCGTATCACTTCGAGCCGTCGAGAATGGCAGGGGCAGTGTTCTTGCTTATTCAGTGCAGGACAAGGACGAGATTGCTGCAGGCAATATTTTGAATTTGCTAGGGCTTGAAGCCGAGTACAATACTTCCAGAACCATTGCCTTATCATTACTAGAACAAGACCGTCGAGACACTCGCGTTTTAACTCAAGGCTTGACTTCAGGATTCTTCGGTGCAACAATCGGGAGCGGCACTAAATTAAACGCCAGGCAACTTGCTGCTCAAGGTAATATTTACACAATTAAATCAAAAGCATCTAGTTATACCGGTCGTGGCTCTAGCGGCAGCATGTCTTATTCTTATGCGTTTGTCCGCAATCTTACGGCAGATGAAATTGCAACCCTTAATCGCTATGCAGAGCTAGAAGACATTCTTGCGCAGCAAAGCCTCCAAGACGATTTGTTTTACATTAAAAGTGTTTGCCGAGTAGAAGAAGCCGCTTATGAAACAATTTCGCCTTGCAATATTGTTGACTTTTCAATTAAAGCGCGTGTGTTCAAGCGCATAAGCGGCAGGCAGGAAACATATGGATCGGACAGAATGCGAGGGTGGTCCACTGCAGACAACGGCATAAAAATGCGCTCCTCTATGTTTTTAGTGAAAGTCAAGCGAACCACTGATGCAACTTATTCTTACTTGCCTGGTATTTTTGTTGTACGCAGATCAGCCGATATTGAGAATTTTGTTTATTTTCGCTTTAACGGTGGCGCTTTGCCCTTGGCGCACTGGCAGTTTAAGTTTGAGCCAGTAATTGATCCAGTGGCTGAGTTTTCTGCCCATCCCGAGCTAGTCCAGGCCGGCACCGGCCTCAGGCTTTATCACTACCTCGAGAATAGCGGCAGTCCTATTGCCTATTCAATGACCAGCGCATACGCGGGGGCCAGCTTTGAATACTCTGGCAGCACTCGCAGCAGCAATGGTCTCTTCCCTCCATTGAACAGCTCTCCCGGCGGCATGAACGAATGGGACTTGTTCACCAATACATCAGACGAGCAAGTGTCGTTTTCCTTTGACAATGGTCCAGAGTTTGCCTTGGCTGCAGTCACTGAACAAATTGTCACGCCGTTTTCAAATTTTCGCGGTCTTTATTCTGATATTGCGTTGTTTGGGCTCAATATGTATTCGGGCAAAAGTGTGCAAGACCTGCGCTCTTTTACGTTGTTTGTCACGAAAGGAAGGAAGGGGCGCCTGCTTCGCACGTCTGGCACGGTCAATGGAAGGGCATGGGGGCAGTACGCCGCTGACAAGGATTATCTTTCGCCATCTCCAAACGGCAATCCAAACACGGCCCCTGACATTTTTGTTGACACAATTTTGGATTTTAATGATGGCATTGGCAAGTACGCGACGCTTGAGTCTACCAATCTCGAGCAGCTAGCAAGAAGCAAGAAATTTTGCGAGACCAATCAACTGTTCATGGATGGCGTAATTGCAGAGCCATCATCATGGCGGGCTTTTTGGATGTTAAATGCTGGTTTTAGCTTGCTTGAACTTGCCAAAGTCGGAGGACAGGATGTTTTAGTGCCGGCAGTGCCTTACAACAATCAGACCGGCCAGATCACCACTGCCATTTCCATCACTGCACTGTTTAACCAGGGAAATATTCTTGCCGACAGCTACAAGGAAGAGTTTATTGACTATGGCTCTAACACGCAAGACGTGATTATTGATGCTGTCTATCGCACAATTGACGCTGAAAGCACATTTGCCCGCAACACTACAGTGCAGGTGCAGTTGTCTGATACAACTGGAGCAGCGGAAGATAACACGTTAAAAGAAACAGTTGATATGTCGGCTTTTGTCACTCGCAGAGAGCAGGCGATTATGGTTGCAAAGTTTCTTTGTCAAGTAAAGCGTCATTCACAAAAAGCAATTGAATTCAAGACGTTTCCCACAGATAGCCCTGTATTTCCTGGTGCTTATATTTATGTGGAATTAGCTCAGAATCAATGGGACAGGATTTACTCTGGGACAGTGGAGGACGGCGGCGTTCTTAATAGTGCTATTTCCCCATCGATTCCAAACGGCAACTATTCGGCATTGTGCTATTTTCCCACCAATCAAGGCACGAAACAGGTTAACAATGTGTCAGTGACTTCCAATAGGGCCACGGCCCTGGCGGGTTACGCCGGCCACCTGTTTGTCTTGGGCACGGTAGTACGCAACCGTCGCGTGTTCAGGGTGACGGAAGTAACAATGGATGAAGAGGGTGAAGTGACTGTGCGAGGCGTTGAACACGGCACTGATGCCTCCGGAAATTCTTTAATTTCAAGAGGATTGGCACAAAGAGTGAGTGGTCTTTTTACAATTGACGGCCGTCCTGAATAAGCTATGCTTAGAATGTAAAAAATAGCATCGCCAACAGTGGCTTTTTATACTGGACGCTCTGGAAGCCTGGCTTTCGGTACCACAGATAGCACGGCACCTTCGAGCAGTCTGTCCGCTCCCACTAATGTGCGCCAAGTTGCCAAAATTCGCGACTGGTCCTTGGATACCACTCTTGAACTGGTCTCCACTAATTCCATTGATAGCGGCGTCAATACATTCACCCCTGGCATCAAGGGCGCCACTGGTAGCGCCACTTTGATTTACTATCGGCTGGAAGGGGCAGAGAGCAATACGCTTTATGGCTTCAATACACTGTTGTCTAATAGCATTCACAAGCCTGGACTTATCACGGAAGCCGATCGAGTGTTTATTGAGCTTAATGCTGGTGGCGGGCTTAGTGATGATATTAAATTCTGGGCCTATATTACTTCAGTGGGTGTAACTGTTTCGACTGGAGAACTCTCTTCCGTGCCTATTCAGTTCACCATGGATGGCGATTTTGTTGAAACCATTGTCTAACACATAATGACTTTTTTTGCTGGCCACACTGGAACGGTGCGCCTGCGTCGTAGCACGCAAACCGTTGCATTTGCCAGTGCCATTGCGCCAGACGACGTAAACACAATTCTGAATCGACTGGGCTTTGATGGTTCCTTGGAAAACATTCTGACAGGCGATCGCCTGACGATTGCTACTGACGATAGTCGTGGCCTCATCTGCTTTCCAGCCTCCACCTGGCCAAGGGTAAATAGTGTTCAGGACTCTATCAGTGCCTATGTCAATGTAAATCTTTACGGAGGATTACGCTTTTTCCGCACTTTTGAAGACGCTATTAATAATAACAGGGACAATGAGCTGCCACTGGTTCAATTTGCCGGAGACGCTCTTCCTATCTCCATTGA